ATGTGCGTTACTCAAACGATCCGCCCTGGAACAAGTTTGTACACAGTACCTGGGTGCATTTTGGTTCATCAGTGATAGGCCCTGAATTCACAGACCTGATCAAACGCTATTTGGTCTTGACCGAATGCGCCGAACTCTGGGCTATACGGTACCAGCAGGCCGTGATGTTCTTTGATGGCCAACGAGCCCGATTGGGTATTCCTACCCTGATGTTCAACACCCTACCGCCCATAACTCCTACTCCAGATATTGCCAGTCTGATTTGGCCAGACTTCGCATGGACCAGATATTTCCGAGATCATCCTAACAACCAAAAACGAGAACTGATCATGCCCGGCGGTCATCCCAACGAACGAGGCCACGAAATCATCCGCGACATGTTGATTACTGAGACTGATCGTGTTATACTTGGTGTGTGATCGATCTTCTCTCTTATCTACCTGCTAAACGCAAACACACAGCATCGGGATGGGTTTCCGTAAACGCACCATGTTGCGTACACAATGGCGAATCAGCGGATCGGCGTCAACGAGGTGGATTAAAGATCACAGAGCAAGGATGGTCATGGCACTGTTTCAACTGCGGATACACTGCGAGTTTTATACTGGGTCGCACGCTCTCGTTCAAGGCGCGCCGGCTGTTAGAGTGGTTGGGTGTGCCCGAAGAAGAGATCGAGCGTGTGAATCTCGAAAGCCTGCGTCATAGATCTGTGCAGGGCATCCTGGATGATCGACAACGCACAGCCAATGCCGTGCAGAACATTCAATTTGAAGATCGTGAATTGCCAGAAGGATTCATCATAGTGGACGAGCACACACCGGTGCACTGGCAGTATCTCAGAGATCGCTGCATACCCCAGGATTATCCCATGGGCATGAATGGTGGTGAGCCCAACGCAAAATGGACTCCTAGACCCGGCATCATCATACCTTTTACCTACGACGGACGCGTAGTGGGACATACCACGAGGTTCTTGGACGACAAAAACCCTCGTTATGTCCATGACATGCAACCGGGCTATGTTTTCGGTACAGATCTACAACGTGCCAATTGGCAACATGTGTTGGTCATGGAAGGCGTGTTTGATGCTCTGAGCATTAGTGGTCTGGCGGTGTTGCATGCCGAGATCAATGATGCGCAGGCTCGTTTGATCCGCAGCCTTGGGAAAGAGATAACCGTGGTACCAGATCAGGATGCTGCAGGCATGCGGCTAGTGGATCGTGCCCTGGAATTGGGCTGGGCTGTAAGCATGCCTGCGTGGCCTGAGCATGTCAAGGATGCAAACGATGCAGTAAAGCAACATGGCCGCCTGGCCACTTTGATACATATCATGCAGGCTCGAGAAACCAGCAGGATCAAGATAGAACTGAGGAAAAAGCAACTTGCAAAAAGTTTTTAAAGATCATCCGCAACAAAAAGATTTCTGTTCGTTGTTTGGATCAGGGGATGTGCCCGGGCTCCTCTCAGAGGGCGATATGAACGTTGCCATACCAACGATCGTGGATTTATTGCCAGATTCTGGTCTCTTTGTTGAAGTAGGATGCTTCCTGGGAAAAAGCACCGTGGAGTGGGCCCGCAATCTGCAAAGGTGCAACAAAAATTATCGTATACTCAGTATTGACAGTTTCAATTTCCCACCCCAGGTGATAATCAATCTCATGCTTGAAGCGGGTTTTGACATACCAGATCATTGTGTGGATCAGATCGATTATTTTCGTCATTACACGAGTGCTTATGATTTTGTCTACCCTATTGTTGGGTTTTTCAACGAAGGATTTTGTTTTCCATCCAAGATCAGTGGTGTGTTTGAAGACAGCACACATACTTTACCCTATCTCACTCATGCCTTGCCATTATGGTGGGATCGATTGATACCCGGCGGTGTATTGAGCGGGCATGACTACGGCGATGAGGTGCGCACAGCAGTGGACATATTTGCTGCTGTCAACGGGTTAAAGGTCAATCATTTCGCCGACAAATCAAGTAGCATATGGTATATTCAAAAAGACGAGACATGTTAAAAGATTACTCAGTTGATGTACAAAGATTGTTCCTGGAGATGATACTAGAAGACGCACAGAGCTATGTGCGGGTGCAGAATATCTTCAATCCTGAAAATTTTGATCGATCATTGAGATCCGCGGCCGAGTTTGTGAAGACACACTGTGATGAACACAAGACCATGCCAGATCGTGCGCAGATTTCTGCAGCCACTGGTGTGAAACTGGCCGCGGTGCCGGATCTCAACGAAGGACACTTTGACTGGTTTCTAGAAGAGTTTGAAGCGTTCACGCGCAGGCAGGAACTGGAACGCGCGATCTTGAAGTCAGCCGACCTCTTGGAAAAGGGCAACTTTGATCCTGTTGAAAAGCTGATCAAGGATGCGGTGCAGATCAGCCTGACCAAGGACATGGGCACAGACTATTTTGATGATCCGCGCGCACGCCTCATGGCCCTGAAATCAAACAACGGACAGAACTCCACAGGTTGGCCGGCCTTGGACAAGCTGCTGTATGGTGGATTCAATCGCGGTGAACTACAGATCTTCGCGGGAGGATCGGGCTCGGGCAAGAGCCTGTTCATGCAGAACCTGGCAGTGAACTGGGTACAGGCCGGATTGAGTGGCGTATACATCACGCTGGAACTGAGCGAAGGCTTGTGCTCCTATCGCATAGACTCCATGATGACCAATACCGCGGCCAAGGACATTTTCAAGGACATCGACACCGTAGAGATGAAGGTGAAAATGATGGCCAAGAAAGCAGGACGACTGCGTGTGAAATACATGCCGGCGCAGTCAACAGTGAACGACATCCGTGCCTATCTCAAAGAACTGGAGATACAGACCAAGGTCAAGACAGACTTCCTGTGCATCGACTATCTGGATCTACTCATGCCAGTATCGGCCAAGGTCAGCCCCAACGACTTGTTTGTGAAAGACAAATATGTGTCAGAAGAACTGCGCAACCTGGCCAAAGAACTCAATGTTTTGTTTGTGACAGCTAGTCAGTTGAACCGTGCTGCTGTAGAGGAGATCGAGTTTGATCACAGCCACATATCTGGTGGTATCTCCAAGATCAACACAGCAGACAACGTGTTTGGTATCTTTACCAGCAGGGCCATGCGCGAGCGTGGTCGCTATCAATTACAGTTGATGAAGACTCGCAGTTCCTCGGGCGTAGGGCAAAAAGTGGAACTAGAGTTTGATATCGAGAGCCTGCGCATCCGAGATCTTGCGCAGGATGAAGGCTATCAAGAATTCAAAAAACGTGCACCATCGATTTATGAATCCATCAAGGCAAAATCAACACTGAGCAATGATGAACCTAATGCCACAGTGGCCGACGAGCCAGGTAAGATCACCGCAGAAGTGCAGTCTAACAAACTCAAACAACTGCTGGGACAGATTAAATCTACTCAATGACCAAAAATATTTTTTGTCCCATGATTCATGGGGGACTTCACATAAACTTAAAAACTCAAAATAACACCCTGATGTTCAACCAGTGCTGTCTGAGTTCCAGCATGTTAGATATACCGCAGAACATCGATCAACTATGGAAAAATGAAAAGTTAAATGAAATCAGGAAAACCAATGAAAAAAATATTTGGCTCAAGGAATGTTGGGAATGTGAACGGGTAGAAAATGCAGGAATAAAAAGTTTCAGACAGTCAATGATTGAAGGACTTGGAGTTGAAAAGAACTTATCTGGACCTCAGAGAATTGATCTGTTATTTGACCGAAGTTGTAATTTAGCATGTAGAACATGCGGACCGGGTAGCAGCACTTTTTGGATCAAGCATCTAAAAGATGCTGGGTTGCCTGTGAATATCAAAATCGAGCCAAACAACAATATAGACCACATAAGGAAAGTATTGACTTCCTTAGATCTTAGCAATCTAAAACAAATACAATTCTGCGGTGGTGAAACACTGATGGGCAACACCTATTGGAACACCGCAGAACTCATTGCAGAATTACTGCCCGATGCGCATGAAAGGATCCTACTCGGTTTCCAGACCAATGGCACGCAACCCATCGACGAAAAATATTATGGTGTCATTGAAAAGTTTAAGCTGGTCAAATTTATGATCAGCATAGATGGTACCCATGATCGATTTGAATATCTAAGGTGGCCGGCCAGTTGGAATCAGGTGATTGATAACATTTTTACCATCAGACAAAAGGCACCCTCGAATGTGATGTTTTTTATACAGGAATGCACCAGTAATTTAAATTTGTATTATTTCAATGAGGTTGGAAATTGGATCAAAAATAATTTCGATACGAATCGTTCGGGTGATAAAAACGATCACTCTACACAGTTAGCTCAACACAACTATCTTGATGTGAATACCATCACGCAAGAATATTTTGATGCATTACAAGGCACCGAAATGGCAAATTTTGTCAGCAATGATTGGCAAGAAAATCCTGGAAAAATCCGTAGATTTATAACTGAGACAGAAAAGTTCGACAAACTGAGATCACAAGACTGGAAAAAAACTTTTCCAGAAGTGGCCGATTTTTTTTCTAGATATATCAATTAGATAAGATTAAGATATTGATTGATTGCTACGGCTTTGATATCTTTCCTGGGTACCTGTAGGAACTGGCTTCCATCTCGGTTCTGCAGTTCTCCCTGCCCCACTATCACTGATCCGGATCCGTATTTGATGGGATTGTCCACGATGAGATCTACATATTCTCCCTCTCCCACACCCAAGGTGATGAAGTGGATGTATTTTTTCTTGTCACGCTTGAACACTCTGGAATTGGCCACGATGCCTGCAAACTCGAATCTGTCAAGATAGAGATTGCGCACACCCATGCCGGGCAGGAAGCCCGGTGAGTTCCAGCAACCATGTTCAAGGAATGACTCCACTGGATCTTCTGTGATCCAATTGCTAAATCCCAGTTCTCTGAGATCCCATCCCGCACGCTTGGCCTCGTTCCTGTAGACCCAACGGGCGTAGGAACCTTGGCAGTGTTTTAAAGCGGCGCGCCAGAATTCTCTGGGATTATGCGCTTTCTGCCAAGCCAAGGCCCAGATCAAACGACCGAGATTCACGGCGTGTGCCCGACAAAGACCAAATCCTGCGAGACTCTGCATCTCTTGCCGAATCTGTTCTCGATCTGGATGATCGCCTAGCCGCGCCATGAACTCCATGACCTTTTCTTCGTTGCGTTTGGCAAACGCACGTCGATACATGTCGGCTTCGTAGGCGTTCACAGAAATCAACTTCATGATTTTTTCTATAGCATCATCTTCGCACACTATGGCAGATTCCTGCACTGTGGTCTTGGTCCAGTCGTGGAAGAATGAAGCTTTTTTCCTGCCCTCTACTGCTACTGGGCGCACCAGTGCTGTAGCAAAAACACAGTCATCCACTGAAGTGGGTCTGATGGCCCGGAATAGACGCCGCATGGCCGGGGACTCTCCCTGCGTAACTCCCAGCACATCTCCACGCTGCAAGAGATCGGCGGTGACATCATCGGTCTTGGGATACTCGTGGATCATCCTGGTGGGATCGATCTCCATGAGCTGGCTGAGTCCACGATTGGCCAAGATGTCTACCTTGAGGTGCTCAAGATCTTCCACTTCGTTTTTATCTAGCAAGATGAGATTGTCTGCACGGAACAGGCTCTGTGGCAATTTGCGATCAAACACGATCACACCGCCGCAGTGTTTTGACAGGCAGCGTTTCTTGCCCATGAGTTTTTTTTCTATGCGACGGGCTTCTTCAGGATCCACTCCCAGTTTCTCATAGTCGATATCTCTCGGTAATCTACCTCGGGCACCTAGCCGTTTAGCCGCTTCTCTGCGTGCCGAACGCTCTTTGTACATCACATAGTTGCTTATACGAGCGGTCTTGCCGGGCCAGGCATCGAATATCCTTTGCATGGCCAGTTCTTGCTGATGGTGTGGTACGTCTATGTCCACATCCGGCAAGTCATCTCGGAACGGATTCAGGAATCTGGCCAATGGTATATTCCACTCTATGGGATCCACATCTGTTATCGCCATGAGATAGCACACCAGGCTGGATCCTGCGGATCCGCGTGTCATGTGTGGTATGTCCTCATTGAGATCCAGTACCCTACGGATTTTCAGGAAGTAGTCCGTGAATCTCTGTTGGATGATTATGCCAAACTCTTCCGCCAAGCGGTCTTGGTATTCTGGGGTATCAGGGCAGGGTCTGCGGAATTCTGCCAGCAAGGATTCTATCTGTTGTAATTCTGTCGCCATAATGTGTGCCTTTAAATATGCCTGTGCAGATATTTACACTGTGCAA